AGAACCAAGCCGTGTGCGCAAGCCATCGTTCAGGTTACGCTCGTGAATACCATTGAGAATGTCGATGCGTGGCTGGCCGTCGTCTGTGGCTGATATGAGGATAAGTCCCTGTCTTCCCACCTTATCAGAGCCGAGCAGTACGCACTCATCGCCAGCAGCAGCTGTCCCCGAGAACCAGCCGATATCGTTTTTGTCGATGACGGCAAACACCTGTCCGTCGTCCATGGTGCGCACTTCCTTGACTTGAACCCAGTAATGCTTGAGCTTGTTGCCATTGAATGTCTGACATCGGATGAAGTCGCCAGCCTCGAACTCGCAGCCGACCTCAAACGATAAAAGAATATCGTCGCCACTCTCCGATACGGAGTAAACCTTACCGTTGGCAGCCGACACGACCATCTGCCCCCCGACGCTGCGCACATGGTCGATGAGTAGCTCAAAGATACGCATCGTCTGACGCACCGTGAGATTATCCAGCTCAAGGTTGGCCAGCTCATTCTGCAACCACAACCGCCAACCAGCACCGTCCATGCCGTGAACGAAGTCCTTGCCACCAAGACTGCCTTCTACGGTGAGGTCTCCGCCTACGCCAAGACTGTGCTGGGTTGTGTCGTTGCGGTCTTTTCTTAGAATCTTATCCCAGTCGCTGCTTGTGGGGTCGAGATTGGCGGCGATGGTGGCAAAATCAGCCTCCCCAGCTGCAATCTTCTGAGCATTGACGAGTAGGTATTTCCCGAAAATCGTGAGAGAGTCGAGCAAGGACATATTGCTATGCGAATGCCCGAACGAGCCGTCGCCCTTATAGGCTGCGGTGATTTCGTGTGCGAGGAAGTCGAGGAAGGCTGCCGCCGTGGTGACGCTCCATTTATCCGAGTAAGGATTCTGAACGGGGAAGAGAGCCCCACCACTTAGCGAGAGCCTGTCGAACTCAACCAAGCGTGGGGCGACCGTAAAAGAGCCTACGTCGGGAACCTTGATGTTAAGTGTCTCTGTTGGCTGCTCGGTACGGGATATATTGAGGTATGGCCGTGCGTCGGCATACTTATAGGTAAACGTGTAGCTTGACGGCAGTTCCTTTGTCTGCCAACTGGCATCGCTCTCCGTAACGACAATGCGACGGATATAGGAGTCGATGTACAGATACTTGCCCAAAGAGGGAAAGAAGTCGAGTAGCCAACGGCGTTCCCCTTCAGAGAGAAAGCCTGTGTTCTTCTTGTACTCACGAGTGGTATCGACGCGATACTCCTCGGCTTCGTTCTCTATCTCTGCGATGTTATGGGTATGCTTGGCGGTATTCTCCGAGTCACCATAGGCACGGAAGGTGTCGATTCCTCCTAACGAGTTCTCGAATAGCACCCACTGTTCCTGCTCACTCCTGATGTCGGTGGCGTAATATCGCTGGAGATAAGTGAGGCGTGTGCCGGTCTTTGTCTCGACCCATACATCGTAGTAGGACGGTAATTTATTCAGCTTGCCCGAAATGATGGCATACTGCACAGGAATGGTCCACACACTGCCATTGGAAAGATTGGCCAGCGTGAGGTCATAGGACGCATACTCGCCGTTTTTATCCACGTATGCACGGCATCGCACAACGGAATCGACAACGGCATAGTAGGTAAGGAACTCGGGGGTGTAATAAGTAACAGGCTTGACGGTGGGCTGCCACGTGAGGAAGTTCGCCTTCAGCCAATTGGCTGCCGAGTCGGAGAAATGGTCGATGCCGGCACGCAGCACAGAGAATGTCCAGGCTTCAGTATTGGAAGTACCGACCTCTGTTATTTGGGCTGTGAACTGGCGAACGATGGATGGCTGCTTGTAGACATCGGATATATCCTGAAGGCGGAACGACAACAGGGGGGTAATGATGCTTTCCAAGTCTACCTCGATGCGGTTAGACTTATTGGGTATGTAAGTATGCTGGACGATGGTTGTTCCTGTGTCGGCATACTTCAGCACGAAGGTTATCTCGTTGTTGGTTGATATGACAAAGTGATTCATCGAGCCTGAAAGGCAGAGAGAATCAGGTTTTAACAATATATCCATTGGCGTTGTTGTTTACGGCAAAATTACAAGGAAAAAGGTGTCCGATAAAGGACACCCTTGTTACTTGGGAACACACTCCAGCCAAACATCCGTGCGTGTATATTTCCACTTGGAATGACGCCAAAAAGAGCCGTGCCTGATCATCTGCGAAGTGAATGAGGACTGCTGCCCGTATGGCTTTCCTACATACTCGGCTGAAGGGATTGGTGGATAAATAGTGGTGAAGGTGCGGTCTTTGTCGAGTCCCGAATTGTGATAATCGTCGCTGCTTACCTCGGTCTGTCGCTCATGGCCGACCCACTTATACTTGGATTTCATTGCCGTGAGCTGCTCGGTGATAGCAGGTGCGGAGATGGACGGCTCCATAAGGGATATGGTGCGCAGCTCCGACTCTACAGGCTCATTCTTCCCACCGAGCGTGAACTTGAGTTTGTTGAAAAAGAAAGCCACGCCACGGATTACTACCTTGGCATAGGACGGCAGGTTCTGCTTCTGCGACTGGGAAAGCAGTAACTTGACCTTCATCTCGTGGAGCGAGTTGCGCAACAGCAGGTCGTAATCGCGGTAGAACTTCTCGAAGATACCATCAAGACCGTGATAATAGAGGGCATAGTCGAAGATACGAGGATGCGTGGAGTCGTAGATGTCGTAGGACGATATAGTTCCTTCAGGACGACCTCCAGAGAGGTAGCTGAAGGCAAGCATCGCCTTTTGCTTACTTGCCGACTCGGAGGCTGCCTCTTTGTTCTCCCCTGCGACAACCATCTTTGAATTGAGCGAGATGTACGACCCGACATAAAGGAACGATCCAAAGTCGGTCTTAACCTCTGTCTCATCGACGGTAGCCTTATGCTTGAGCTGGCGGAACTCGGGCATCATATCAGGAACTTTTATCTCCTTTGGTTCGAGGTCTTCGCCAGTGTTGTAGTCCTGTGAAGCCTCTCCAATCTTGGTGATGACACTGTAGTCGCCCGAGAAACCGTCCTTATAGAAGGCACCGTCGAGCGGATTGAAGTAAGCACTGGGGTTGGCCTTGACCATACTATCAAGGTCGTCGTAAGAGTCAGAGAGGTCGGTGTCTACCTTATCGGCAGATGTAATGGTGACACGCTGGTAGTCTTTTTCTGCCTTGTAGGATATAGTGGGTTCTTCGGTTACGCAGCGTGTGAGGTCTTCGGTGGGACGGGCAGCGAGGGCTTCACGCAGGAAGATGATGTCGGCAGTGCGCTGCCCCTCGTCGGAGATAAACTCACAGCAGAACTTCTTGCGAAACACGGCAATGAAGTCGGCGCAGGTAACATCAGGAACAAGGTCGGCAACCTTGATGCGCCCATTGACGAGTGCGTCCATGACATTATTTATCACCACCATCTTTGAAAAAGGCTCTGTGTGGGTAAAGAAGTTGTCTCGCAATTCATAACCGAAATGGTCGAAGATACGCTTCAGAAGATAACTGGCACGAATGAAGGGCGAGATATAGTAGCCTGGTGCAAGGGTAATGGGTACTTCGCCGACATACTCTGTGCGCTGGACGGCATTATAGAAGTCGCAGCCTTCGCCCGACTCGTCGGGGGAGAAAGCAGCCAGTGTGGTAACAGGAACAAGCTGGTAGCCCTGTTTTGTCCACATCCATACATCCTTAGACTTGATGGCTTTCTGCTTGCCATAGGCATTGAGCATCTTGTAGTTGAAGCCTGATTCCACCCCCGAGTCATCGGTGAGCAGCACGGGGAAGATGCCGTACTGCTCATTGGTGTTACTGCGCAAGCCACGGCAGAACTCTATGCCCTGCTCGGGAGTGAACACACCAGGAATGTACTCGCCCTTGAAGATGTCCTTCAGCTTTACCTTCTGTATGCGAGAATAGAACGAGCCGTCGTTGATATAGAACGAGGTAGAGATGTTGCCTTTGTGCTGAGCCGACAGCACCACCTGACGGCACTGAGCGAAATACTCCCCGTCCTGAATAGCTACATCGACCGCCGACATCTTGACACGGCGACCGAAAGAATCGGGGAAGCCGAGCAGACGGCGGTTGCGCTCGGAGGTGGGCAGTTCAAGCGGTGTGGTCTGCTCGCCATAATCGTTGAAGAACGGATTGGTACGTTCTACCTGTATCTGTGTGTCGGGCTTGAGGTTGTAGTCCTCGCCCTTTTCTAAGTTTGTTACTCTCATTCCTTACTTCCATATTTACGCGCTTGATCACGCAGTTGTTGTTTTTGTTCCAGTTCGTTCAATGCCACGCTGGCAGGAATGCCCTCCACTGATATGCGGTCAAGGACATCGGTAAGGCGTTTGATGAGTGTGTCCTTAAAAGAGTCCTGGGCAAGAGGGCGAACATCATTGACGGTTGGTGTAAGACTGCCCCCCGAAGCACGCCCCGAGGCTTGCTGTATGAGAAACTTATTCATATCGAGGGTGCGTATCTTACCTGCACGCTGGGCGCGGTCGATAATGTCGATGATAGGGGCTACGGTAGGGTTCTCGACGGCTGCATTGGAGGCAACCCACTCCTTGCTATGACCATAGCCACCCTCGCCGACGATGACCGTAGGCTTGTTGATAAACCCTCGGCGGTCGGGGTCGTAGGCAGCGTGGAAGAGCTTGCCGTCCTGCTCTCGCTCAATGTCTATGCTACCGCCCGACTCCAAACCAGTGGCAACACGTGCGCCCGATGCAGAGGCAGAACCGCTCGCTCCGCTGAGGGTCATCCGCTTCACCTTCTGACGCTCGGCGTTGGCTGCTGCAAGCTGTGCAACACCGGTAACACCCATAAGGGCTGCTGCGATAGGACCAGCGATAGGGCCGAGTTCGCCAAGAGCCTTCATTATGGATACTGCCGTATCGGCAATAATCTGTGATGCCTTGATGGCAAAGTTCACATCGGCATACTTCTTCTGTATCTTCAGCTTCTCGTCGGCTTTCTTCTTCTCAATGTCGGTAGTGTCCTTACCTGCGTTTCGTGCAGCCTCTATCTCGGCATCGTACTTGGCATCGACATTCGCTTCCTCTGCTTGCTGTAGTGCCTGAACAGCACCGCTGGAGAGGTTTGAGTAGTAGTCGAACGCCTCCTTCATCTTGGCGATTTTCATTCTCTTCACTGCCTCTTCATACTCTTCTTCAGATATCTCTTTATTCTGAAGGTGCATCTTCAGCTGATTCAACTCTGCATTATAGAGTTCCTGCTGTGAGGCAAGACCATACTGCTGACGTATCTGAAGACGGTGTTCTTCTGCCTGCTGATCAAGAAGGGTGAGAGCCTGCTGACGCTCTTGCTCATTGAGCAGGGTGTCATTCTCTATCTTCTTGCGACGTGCTGCATACTGGTCACTGAATGTGTCAAGCCCATACTCCTGTCGTGCTTGGGCCTTTTGCTGCTCAAATTCTTTTATCTGTGCGAGTTGCTTATCATTATACTCTGACAAGATATTGATTCGAGCTTGTTGATAGGCACTTTCAACCGCAGAAGTGTCTTCTCCACTTTGTTTCGCTAACTGTAACGCTGCATTGTAGTAACCACTGAGAAGTTCAAGTTTGGCATCTCGTTCCTGCTCTAAGGTTAAGGTTTGCTTAACCTGACCTTGTTCTATGAGTTGAGACATTACTGCTTGGTATTTTTCCTCGGCAGCGATACGTGCCTCTACAAGTTTCTGCTGGGCTTGAGCAACGTTCTTACTCTGACCCGTTTCGAGTTCCTTCTTCTTGGCGGCATCCTTGAAAGCCATCTGCGTGGACTTGGTGTAATAGTTCTGCTCAATAGTAAGGAGGTTGGTGGCGTGCTGCGTGTTGAGCGCAGAGATATAGATGTCGTATTGCTCTTGTGAGATTTTCTTCTGGGCAAGCGACATATTGAGGTTGTTTACATCCTTTTGATAAGCGGCATTGGCTGCGTCGAGCGAACTTTGTCGGGATTTTGAAAAATTACGGGATGCTATATCATCGGGGTCTTTCTCCTTTTTCTTTTTCTTTTTCTTTACTTTTTCAGCCTTAGATGAGTTAGGTTTTTCTTTCTCTATTATTTTTTCTTCTAAGTCGATTTGTTGTTGCTTGGCTAACTTGCGTATGGCTTCAATACGGGCATTGCCATCCGATATATATTTCGTTTCTTCTTCTATACGTTTATCATTATAAAGAACTAACTTTTGGAAAGCCAAAATTTGGTCTTCCGTATCTCTACTTATTTCTTGAATGAGTTTACCTGTTTTCTTATCAAAGATACCTTGCTTCATAGTAACATTTCCACCTCGACTGGCATGAATATCAAAAGTGCGAATCTCACGATCGTCATTCATGCCTAAAGCACGGAGCTTGTTAATGGCGTAGTTACGATTTCCTTTTCTGTTTTCAAGTAGCAGATTGTGATTTAGCTGATTACCAGTAATGCTCCCAATCTTACCTATCATAGCTTGTGCCATAGCTGCTTTCATAAGGTTCTTTGTATAGTCCTTGATGGCAGAGGTATTATTTTTTATCAATTTTCCCTCTGTTGTGAGCTGTGCATGATAGGATGGGATAATCCTCTTTAATTCGTCCAAAGCCTTAATTCGCTTTGCATTTGTTTCTGTGTTATCATTAATCGTCTTTGTGAGCATATCAATCTTCGACTTCTGTGATGTTACTGAGTCGTTAACAGCCCTCTTGATAGAAAGCTGGTCGGAAACAATTTGCTTTGATACGTTACTGGACATGGAAGCAAGACGTTTTTGTGTTTCCTCTAAACGCTTTGTTATTACATCTGCTTTCGATGTTCGGGCTATATAAGTACCGATAGCAACAGCTGCAGCAGCAATAGCTGTGGCAAGTAGCATCATTACGTTAGCCTTACAGGTAGCATTAAACAGGCGCATGGCAGCATTGGCGCGTGTAGTAGAACTGGTAATGGCAATAAAAAGGAGTTGTAAACCTTTAAAAGTACTTGTAATGGTTGCCCATCCAGCAACGATAGCTTTTGAAAGAGCCATGTTTGAAATGAATGCCTTGAAGCTGGTATTCAATGCTGTCATAGACACAACAAGGCCAACCATAGCAACAGTGAGGGATATAGTAGCGGTGCGATGCTGGGCAAAGAACTTGATAATATCGAGCAGCCCTATCTTAATTCTACCATAAACTCCCTCTACAAGCTCGTCATATTCCAATAAAGCCTTACCCACCTCATATTGTTTGTTTTGTAGGCGTACAGCTGCCTGTGCTGCACGGTCGGCGGCAGAAATATATCTGGGGCCAGCTTCCGACAAAGACTTCTCTACAATAGAGGCTACTCCACGCATAAAGTCTCCTGTTTCTTTGGTCTTTTCGCTGATTTCGGCAGCAGAAAGTCCAAGGTTGTCAAGAATCATGGGAGACTGGCGACCAAGACCTGTAACGATGGAGTCTACCATATAATCCAGAGACTGACCCGTCTGTTGGGCTTTAAGCTGGGCGAAGGATAAGTACTTGCCAAGGTCTTCGAGTGGGATGCGGAAGTCCTTGGCCTTGACGGCAGCCTTCATTAGCTCTATATCTCCAACGGTTCCCTTGGTGGCGGTACGGAGTTGGTTTAATAATTCTGGGTTTCCAAACTGGCTAAAGGCATGAGTAATACCATCGGCAGAACGAGCCATCTCTACACCCTCGTTGGTAAGTTCTCGCACAGAATCACGTAATTCTCCCAGTTTACTACCGAACAATTCCAAAGCCTTATAGCCCACTTGACCGTAAAAGAAGTTATTAACTCCATCGCTTGCAGCCAATTCGGTAAACGACTTGGCATTTTGTCGAAGTTCAGCTATTCTACCATTGACATGGCTTAACTGATCCTCCAGTTTTTTATACTCTCCTGGATTGAGGGATTTAGAAACATTGTCGAGCTCGCGCTGGAGTTCCTTCGACTGTTTACGAAGTTGAGACATCGTCATAGTGGTTACATCAAGGGAACTACGGAGCTTTCTCATTTTATCCTCGTTATCTTTGATTTGCTTGCTATAGGACTTGCACTCTTCACTTAACCTTTTATACTGTGCAGAGTTTTTTTGCCCTGTAGCCTCCAACTCTATCATTGCTTTGCGCCGTGCACTCTCCTCACGACGGAGTTGTGCCGTGGATTTACCAAGACTGTGAAGTTCCTGCTGTGCCTTGGAAGAATCGGCAGAGATAACGTATTTTATCTCATCCTCAGAAAGATGTTTTGATGCCATAATTATTTTGCTTTGAAATATGATTTGCTATCAGTGTCGAAAATATCCTTGAGTTCCTTGTTAATGCTTTTGCGCACTTCGTCCGTAAAACCAAAAGAAAGTTCGGGGAATGTCTCACGGTAAAGCACTCCCCATACAACACGGTTATAAAGAGCAAAGTTGCTGTGCTTATATTTTGCCACACGGTCCTTCCTGATGCGATAAGCCATATCAAGAAAACGGAGATAGGGAAGAACACGAACAAAGAATTTACGCTGAAAGCCTTGGCTTTCGGCTGAAAAGTTATGGGCAGAAAGAGAGGTGAGAAGACGTCCTGTGCGTAACTGAAAGTTGTTACGAACCACCTGCTCCTGTGTGGAATAAATTTTGTGTATGCCACGAGTGATGGTCTGATGAACAAACTGCTCGCGGATAAGAGTTTCTGTTACCATATTTACCTATATTATATAAGGCAAAGATAGTAACAGAATAGATAAGAAAAAAGGACAGGAATGTGTGACTATTCCTTTCCGAAGAGTAATAGGTAAACAGGTATACCAATCAATGGCGTAAGCAAAGATACCAATAGGAACCATGCTAACCGTATTATGAATATACGGTTCATAGGAATAGTAATAATCGCTATAATAGTAGATATAATAAATATCAGTTCCATATTACTTATGTTTAAGTAATGCAAATATAAATTTTTATTAGGAATAACGCAAGTTATTCTTCGAAAATCTCCGCCTCTATCGCCCTGAACAACTCAAGGACAACTTGTGGAACCATAGAGTTGCCGAGGGCTTTTATTGACTCCTGGCGCCATCTTGTGAAAGGAATGGTAAGACGAGATATATCAAAGGGTAGCCCATCATTTCCTCTACAAATAGGGGAGACAGTTGGGAAGTCCCTCCACCAATCTTGTGGGCAATCTGCTCCGCCAAGTTGCTCTGCACCGCGTTCTTCTTGCGATGCGCCTTGAGGTTGTCCATCGTCATCATGGCACGCATCCCGTCGCTCGCCCTTGGGGTCAGCAGCCAGTCGCATTTGCGGAACATCTCGGGCAATCCCTTCTGCTTGGAGTTCACGCCCCTCTTCTTGAAGTCCTGGGCGCAGGGTGTCGGCAGGAGTTGAACCGTCCTTGCAAGACCGAGGCTGAAATTCGTTGTCGGGGTTACCTTGCGCAGAGTCCCTGAGGGTGTCTGTACTATTCTGTCGTTCTTGCCGAGGACTGCCCCCATCGTCGCATCTGCGGCACTCGGTGTAGGCAACATCCCATTGATAGCCATCGCCGTCAGCCCTGACCCCATCTGACTGTTGGGGTTGTATGTCGTAGCCCATTTCGTTGCCTCGGAGGCATTCGGGGTCGGCAGTATGCCGTGAAAATTGATGAAGTCCATCAGACCGTTGGGGCGTTGCTCGCCGTTGGCTCTGCTGCCCATCGTCTTCCCTCCCTTCTCCTTCAGTGCCTTGATGCGCTTGCTGTGTTGTATCTCCACCGCTAAGGGCGTGGGGAGCAGACCGAGAGAAAGGAACTTCTGTTTGCCGTTCTCGCATACCTTCAGCCCTTGTGTTACTGGCGTGGGAAGAATGTCGGAGTAGACCACTTGGCTCAGTAGGCTGTTGTACTTCGTTCCGTTCTTGTAGCCGTTGCGCTTCGCCCTCGCCCTCATCGACGCAGGGTCCTCGCAGAACTCCCTCGTGCAGGGTGTCAGCAGTAGGTGTGGGAACATCCCTTCTTGCGACGAACCACACTCTGTCTCGCTGGTGGGGCGCACCGACGGCACAAGCCGGAATAACAAACGGCTGGACGGCGTATCCTTCACGCTCAAGGTCTGAGCAGACTGTTTCGACGACAAACTCCTGTTCTTTTTTGTAAATGTCGTCGTTCTCGTCGAAGAGAGAGGTTGTGCTTCCCACCTTAACCTCTTCGCCGGGCTGTACCATCGAGAGGATGCCAGCAACGTTCTCACCAATGACGAAAGTGGGCTGTATCTGCCTGATGACTCGTAACATCTCTGGCCAGAGGTAGCGGTCATCGTCCGCTCCAAGTCGCTGCCCTGCTGAGCTGAAAGGCTGGCAAGGGAAGCCTCCCGTGAGAATGTCGATTTGTCCTTGCCACTTTGAGAAGTCTGTTGTCTTGATGTTTTCATAATTGATGGAGTTTGGAAACCAGTAGTTGAGGATTGTGTTACAGAACTCGTTGATCTCGCAGTGAAAAACATTTTGCCACCCGAGCCATAAGGCTGCGAGTTCGGGTGCGCCAATACCGCTGAAGAGCGAGGCGTGTCTGATAATTTTTCTCATTCATTTTACCTGTTTGTTTGTCAATGGCAAAATTATATACTTCTATTCTGTTTGTAAAGGACACCTCGTTTCACAACGAAGTGCCCTGACAAACAAACATCCAAATGAATGGATGCTTTGACAAAAAAGAAAATTATCGCTCACGGAACATCCACTTGAACTCTAAGCCGTGTGCCCCGGGACGGTTACAGAACTCGTATCCGGCATCGCGGAGTGCGAAGAACACTTGTTCGGGGCTTACCTTGGCAGAGGGGTCGATGCCACGAATGGCATCGACTACCTCGGTGGTGGAGAAGAAATGGGTGGCTTCGGCAGGTGCTGAAGCAGGGCGGTAGGTGGTGGAAAGAGCAGCAACGTAGATGCTGATATCTGTGATGGGCTGCTCAGGGGTTTCTTTCTTATTACTCATTGTCTGAAGGGTTAAGGGTTTGACGATAATCGGCTTCGCCTGAAGGGTCTACCGAGGTGAGGAACGTGCCGAAGTCCTTACGCAGTGAGCGCAGGGTGTCGAGGAAGGTAAGGGCGGTCTCGGGCTTGATGTTGCCGGCATCGCGCCACTGGTCGATAAGGAAGTCCTCGATGGCCTGAAGACGCTCGGTGCGCTCGTAGATGTAACCAGGGTCGAGCATTGCCTCAAGGGTAGCGGTGGCTTCCTCGCTCAGATGAATAAGGGTGGTTTTCATTGTGTGCCTCCTTCCTTAAGACGATTACTAATATCGTTGAATTTGCAGGAGTTCAGGTCGTATTCCATAATGGAATGTGCAGGGGAGAATCTCATTCGGAGTAAGCAGTCTCCACTATCGCGATGTGAATACACATAGATACCACCAGCATCTTCTTCATAAAAGGAATTATACACCTCTACAAAAGCCGTACTGCCTTCGGGATTTGACCGTTCAAGACTTTTCTTAAGATAGTCCGTGAAAATTTGAAACTCGTTATAGTTAAGGAAAACCACATTATTGAATTTTGCCATCAGTTCTGCAACTGGTTGCATATACGATGGAATTATGGCCCTAATGGTAAGGTCGAAAGCATAAATCATCGTTTACCTCCTTTTTTATCAGTTTTGTTGATACGATAGACGAGCCAGCCTGCGCAGAGGGCGGAGGTGATGGCGACGAGTGGACGCTGCTCGACGGCGATGGCGGTGAGCATGAGGCACAAAGATACGGTATTGACACGAAGAACCAAACGACGGGTTACGGGGAACTCGGCGATACGGCTGTAGAACTCGCTCTTCTGGTCGAGCCAAAGGTTAATGGACTTGATTTTGCGCTGTATCGTAGCACGTACGTTGATAGCTGGGCGAGTTTGCGCCTGGGCTTCAAAATTGATTGTCTGTTGCATATTGCACGTGTTTTGACATTGCCTGGATCCGCCAGGTACGGATACAGAAAAAGCGGATGCTCTTCCTGTTCGTCAAAACACGTGTCTCACACCCGAAGGGTAAAATCACAAGGAAGGCATCCGCCAGTATCGAAAGTTGCAGCCTTTGGGGCTACAATATGGGCATAAAAATAAGCCCATCGAAATTTTAATAAGTTCGGGGCTTGATGTTCATCTCGCCCTTCGTTTGTGTATTGCTACACGTGTTTTGACAGTTGCAAAGATAGGTAGAAGTTTTGTAACCGCCAAATAAAAGCGCAATTATTTTTGCGTGGCGAAAGTATTTAATTGTCTTTTATGTCAGGAGCATCTATTTCTCCTCCCAATTCTTTATAGTATTGGTAGGTCTTAAAGATACTATTTAATTCTTCAGAGGATATAGTTCTTGTCGTATACTCTTCAAGATTAGTAACCTTCATTTTAACATTGCTACCTATCTGCAATGAATCTAAAAAATCAACAGCATAAGCAGATGGTATGTCATAATAACTTCCTTTATAAGATTCGTGTGCCATATAAGGCTGGACAATAATTTTTACTATTTTATTATCAATATTAAAGCAAAACATTGTTGTTCCTGACACTTTCTCAACTTCCGAACCTTGGATAACTAATCTGAACCTTTTAGCCTTACCTTCCTCTATTTCAAAGTATGACCACAAATAATCCTTTCGGACAGACTTTGGTTTGTTTTTAGGATAAATGATTTCAGGAATTCCATTTGAAAAAGAATCTCGTTCAATTATGTAATTATTGGTTATGATGGAATGAATAGAATCGAACTTATGTTTTTGTTCTTTCTCTATTAATTCTTGTTGACGTTTTATATTATCACCACAACTATTTAATAGTAGGCATATTATAGATAGATAAATTAATGCTTTCATAAAGATTTTATTTAGATTACTTTATACGGCAAAGGTACAAAAAGATATTCAAACATGCGTTAAGAAACTTACGCAACGTAACAAAAAAAGCCCCAGATGCTTCACGCACCAAGGGCTTCGGCTCTTTTTTATGAAGTACGTCGCCTTTAGAACGAGGCGGCCTGTAATTCCGTTCTTATTTGTGAGATACAAGCGGAGAGCTTCTTATAGGTAGCTTCTCCTGCTGTCTTGACACCACTCGTGTACTGGCGCATGAGTGAAGGATTGATACCGGCACGTTTGGCTATCTCGGTAACGTTGAGAAAGCTGAAATAATTGAAGAATGAACGGAGGTCATATTTATACTCGAAAGTAAGTCCTGTGTAGCGTGCATCTTCAGGATATGCCTGACGGCATTCTTCGACAGCTTTCAGAAAGTCGACCTTAGCCTCACTGGCGGTTGCTCCGTCGCCATCAATGAGGGCGTATTCGCCAATGGGTTGTTCACTGTAGCAAGAATAAGTCCCATCGTCGCCGAACTCGATTGTTACCAAAATTTTGTGTGCCATATTTCTGTTGTTTATAATATACTTGAAAGAAAAGAGCCCCTCCTTATTATTTCAGCAAACCAACTCTTGAAAAAGGGGCGGTACGCCCGGACGATTAACGTCCGAGCAATACCTTGTAGATTTTCTTCAACAGCCCCGTTTTGACTTCATGGCTGCCATGCCTTGGAATCCTGATTTTCGCCCCAGTTGCAGGGTTTGTCCATTCATCGTGCTCGGCACCATGTTGAGTGAGTAAGCATCCTGCTTTCCTCAACTCCTTGTAAAGTTGATTGTACTTCATAATTTAAAAGAGCTCTTTTTGTCTTAATGACAATGCAAAGGTAGCAATTTCGCTACAAACCTCCAAATATTTTGGTAACTTTTTTGCTACCAAGTAAGATTTTTAACATTTGAAGCAAAAAAGCCGTAGCAGTTTGAAGGCTGCTACGGCTACAAAGAACGAGCGGTGTGTGGGTTATTCCTCTACGACAAAGCCGTGGGCAATGAGGTCGGCAAGGAAGGCTTCGGGGCTTTCGGTAGAAACAAGGTAGCCCTCAAGTTCCTGAAGGCGATGGGCAAAGCGCACCATATAATCGTTGTCCGTACCCTGACTGTCGAAACGGCTGCCAGTGCGGAGCTGGTGGAGGAAGTCGGCTGGAGAGGTGGCGACCACTCGGTCGCCATCCTTCAGCGTGTAGGTTGTTGTCATGCTGCTAATTTTTTTGTTCTCAATCTGAAGTAAAGTTTTTCGCTTTCGGTAAGGAAAGGTATGTTCTGAAGGGTGGTACCTGTCTGCAGCATACCTTGCTTTGCAAAGGTAATCATTTTTGCGAGGAAATGTATCCAAGCCGACATTTTTGTGAAGTTGGTTGAGCCTCCGTGCTGGCGGAACTCCACCGTGCGATGGCGTGCATAGGCTTCGAGGTTTACCTTGTGGTAGCGGTTGTTGCTGAATGCTGCTCGGAGGTCGCTGATGGTGGAAGCTCTGTTGATGGCAGCCTCAGTAATGGCTGTAAGCCCTTTGCAGTAGGTGTTATTGCGACGGCTGCGTGGCATGAAGTGGTCGATAACTCCCTCAAGACGTTTGTAGGTGAGGATAAGGTTCTTCCAAGTCTGAAGGTCGAACTCGGCAGCGTCCATGTGAACGTGAAGTCCGCAGGAGTCGTTTACCTTTACATCGCAAAGGTCGAGTACCCAGCAGACCTTTTCAAGTTCCTCAAGTCCCTGCTCACCGTGAAGAATTGGGCTTACCAGCTCGAAAGTATTGTTGCCGTGAAGACTTGCGTCTGTTACCAGTTTCCAATGGTCAGCGTGATCGGTGTGGTTGTAGCCCTCTACCTGTACCCTGATGCCAGCAGCAGTAAGCTCGCGTGCAAGGCGTTCACGTGTGCAGTTGTAAGCCTCTATCTCAACACCGAAGTTTCGGTTGAAGGTGTAGTCGAGCTGGGGAAGAACCGTAGCTGTAGCCTGTGCTGCCGTAGTAGTCAATCCCAGCATCATGCGCTTGTAGACATTCTGTACAAAGCCGTAGTTGCCACCAGCTGCAAGGTCGGCTACCTGTCTGCGTGTAAGTCCGAGGGCAAGAAGTTTCTGAATCTTGGAAGTCTTTGTTCCGTTCTCGTTGAGAATGCTTTGAATTTGCTCGTTCATAATCTTTGTTTTTTAATTGTTCCTTGTTTCTAATTGTACTGCTAAGGTAACACTATAAAGAGGAACGTGCAAGTAGTATTGGCTTTATAATCAGAGGTTTAGAAGTAATTATCTAATGATAAAAGATGATACAAAAAAGGGGCTCGTCGCATCACTGCGAAAGCCCCGTCATCCTAAACAATCTATTAACCTTAAAAACTAAACCTTATGAAAACATTTATTTAGTTAACTGAAAAAATCGTGCGTAGGTGAGCCGTGTGTGAGGGTTACGGCTGATGATGTCCATGCGAACCTGCTTACAGCCGAAACGAAAGAATAGGAAACGCTTGGGTATGCGATGGACGATGATGTCGAGGGTATCGGTGGAAGTTACCGAGCCTCGGAACGTGCTGTCGGATACACAGCCAGAGAGAGACAACCAAGAATCGTGCCAAGAGAAGCAAATGAGGCTGTCGGGACGATGTAGGCTGTCGGCAGGTATGGAAGCCGTGTCGGGTGAGTGCCAAACGGGTGCGGTAATGTCGGCTGCGGTGGTAGTGGCAGCGGTGGCAGCCTCGGAGATACGTGAGGGCTTGATGCCTACCTGACGGGCCACCTTTGCCAAGGTGTCTCCGCTTTCCTTGAACTCCGACGGACGGAGGGTGAGGGCAGGAGTAGAGGCATGGCTGTTACCTGTACCTGTTTCGCTGATTTCTACCACGCCGTTGTGGAGCAGAATACTTTGGTTCTGCTTGATGCGGTCGCGGTCGGCTGCCGTGTCGAGATAGAGACAAATGAAGAACACCAGGGCAGCGATGAGTACCAGGAACGCACCGCAAATAGCATAGATAATCGCAATTCTCTTTTCCATAGTCTATTGACACATTTTACGAACAGAGGCTATCAAGGAGAGCATCTGACGAAGATAGTCGGGAGAGGTGGCATACTTGCTGCCACGATTATCGCAGATGCGACGGGCGAATTCCTCGGCATCGTGGCGGTATGGCCACGCATCGGCAAAGCCCGGCTTCTGAAGGAGGCGAGAATGCTCGGCAAGGCAGTCGGCAATGGAGTCGAAGTCCTTAAAGAGGCGGTAGACGGTGTAATACCAACGATTACCAGTCTTGCACTTGCATACGGACACGACACGTTCCGGAGCCGTGAAGGTGCGAGAGGGTGTATTGAAATACTCGTGGGTAAGGATGAGAACGGTCTTGCCCGTCCAGTTACTGCCCTTGGTAATGCCAAAGAGATTGTATTTGCCCACACGGGATTTTCCCCAGCCACTCTCAAGGATAGCCTGGGCGGTAACGAACTCGGGGGCGATGTCGGTGGCTTGCTGCGCTGCCACATAGATGTTGCGTGCAAAGGCACGCTGTGCTTCTGTAGCCATAATCAGTCTTTTTTGATGTATTCGCCCTTATCATTGAAGTCCTTTAGACGGCGGACGAATGAGGTTGGAAATATAGGATAGATGGCTTGAATGTTCTCAATGCAAGAGAAACACTCGCGCACCATCATAAACACGCAAAGATAGGTTCCTATCCACTGGGTAGCACCGACAACGCTGCCATTCACCTTGAAATTGGCAAGCACGTTTGAAAGGATGAGCAGAAGAATGTAGATGGCAATCTTCTTGCTGAACTTACCGAAGAATGCCTCGCTGGAGGCATCTTTGTGGAGGAAGTGCTTCCACACGCTGAGAATAGTGTCGATGATGATGGCGACGCCTATCCACTTGGCAAACTCCCAGTCCTGGAAGAGGTATTGGGAAAGGTCGGTTACCACGGTGAGTGGCACAGAGACGATTGATATCATTGGTAATCTTTTCATTATTGTCGGGGCTTTAATTGTGATACAAAATTACGTTACTGCATCCGCTTGGCAAAGGACCGACTGAGGTGGTGGGTGCCGAGCGCATCGGGGCTGATGCAGGAGAGCATAAGCGTCCATCCGACGGAGGAGAGTTCCGTGGCGACAAAGGGAATTATCTCCGCCTTATCGAGTTCGCCACGTGAGAGCCACTCGATATTGCCCTGCTCCGCATCGGCAAGCATCCAGGCGTGAACCCTTGAGAGCAGACGAAGTGTAGCGTCGGAGGCAAGCATATATTCGGCAGCGTCGGCACGGTTGGTCATCTTGTTGGCTACGGTGATAGCGATGCGCTGGGTGATCTGATAGGAGTTGCGCCCGTCGGCAAGCATATTCAGTTCGCCGTAATCAACGAAAAGGAACGAACCTGCCAGTTTATCGATGCGCTGCTTCAGTTCGTCAAACGACTGCCCATAGACATAGTTGGCAATTTCAGGGATGCGCGACATATCGGGAAGATTGTCAAGAGCTTCAGCAAGTTCGTTATACCCCGGGAAGTCGCTCGACCCATTGGTGAGTATGGCACGGATACCCTCCTTGGATGGGTATTGTGCGAAATAGAGGAACTGGTCTTTAATCATAATATCTTATCGATTACGGAAATGGGCAAGCCCACCTCCTCACTGATTTTCAACTTATCCCATCCAAAGCCCTTCATATCGTGGACGGCATCGATGGTCTTCTTGCGCAGCACCTTCAGATAGGTAAGCACGTTCATCTGCTCTATCTGACGAGCATCGCCAAGCCCCTCTTTGGAGAGGTCGTAGAGCGCATCGGAGGCATCGGTAGTGATGGGATGTTTGGGCTTTTTGACGAACTTCGACAAAAGAGAGAATGAAGTCTTACTAAAGAGATAGTTGTTAAACGCCTGAAAATTAAACGATATAGCCGTAAGTATTTCGACTGGTAGTTTGACGAACTCCTTTGCCATTTCGTGGGCAAGCTCGGAATGGTACTCCTTTTCGGGATAGTAGAGAATGGCAGCGAGAAGCGGAAGCGACTCGTCGCCCTGCTCGATGAGTTCCTGTGCCTCGACATACTGAAGGGCTGTGAGCGAGCAGGTGAGCATTCCGTAGCCTGTCTCAATCTTGTAGCCTTGATAACGATGCTCGCCAATTCGGACGGCAGGGATGAGCTGCGCACAGAAGCACAGGTCCACCACATACTGATAGTCGAGCCGGCGCAGTACACGAGCAAGGGGAATATGCAGACGGTAGGGATCGATGCGACGGCATAACTGGTAAGTTTCGTCGTCCACGCCGTCCAGTACGGCGTTGTTGTCGGGATAGTTGATTTGGAACATAAACGTGAGTTGCTCGGAGATAGCCACAAGGTTGGCAATCTGCTCCTCGGAGCGAAACTTATGCTTATCCCAACCCATAACGTCGCACAGCCAGTTAATGCGTACCTCGCCGGCAGAGAGTTTACCAGCGGACATACGAAGCAAGTCGGCCACAAGGTGAATGTACTGGCGGTCGGTCATACCGTCCCAACGGTTAGGGATGCGGTGTATTTCCCCTTTATAGATGAGTTCAATATCCTTTGTCATGGCAGCATAATGATTTTGTCATCAGGGCGGTTATACGCAGAATTAGAGCAGAAGTCCACCGATGCGTCCGTTGCGAGCAAGGTATCGGCATTGGCGATGAGTTCCTCGGCTTCGAGGTCAAGACGGTCGGCGAGGTCGAGGGCTGCATCATGTTCGTCCTTGCCCGAGCGTGAGGCGTGGCTGTCATCAAAGAGGTTGCGGATAGTTGGGGGGAACTCTAAGATGTCAAATCGGCGGAGCGACTTGGCAACGGTCTTCTTGACCAGCGCAAGGGTCAATATCGGCTCTATGCGCTCACGGTTTTCTACCGTGAGGCGGTCGTAGTAGGCAGACAGACGCTCGTCGAGAGTTTCCTTCTGAAGGGGAAGAATGCGGAAGAAAAAGAAGTAAGACAGGTCTATCGGATAGATGGAGTCGAATTCATCCGCTGTTCTGATCTTGCAGACACCGATAATCTTGTAGTATCGGGACTTACGCCATAAGGCAGCAGGAGAACTGGTGTCCCCACTATTGACCTCTACCGACATAAGCTGCTGGATAATGGTATCCATAGCGTTGTAGTAGTTGTCCATATAGGAACGCTTCATTCCCTCAATCTCGTACTTATAGACATCCACGTGGTTCTTACGACGGTTGATACTGTCAAATATCAGCTGCGAAGCCATTGTCATATTGGCCACAGCAGAACGCAGGGACTCTATCAGTGCATCGTCGGGATTAAGGGCGATGGCATTGAACACCTCGGCGGTGATGATGGTTTCCACACGCTTTCGGGCTGTTACGCCTGACGAGAGGAGGTCGTTTAAGTCCATATTCGTCTCGACACCGGGAGCGTACTTGCTGAAGGTGCCGAAGTCCTTAAAAATATCTACTAAAACATTCTTCATGACTGTTGCTGATTAAGTCTGTCCTTGGGTGCTACATCTTCCTGTCGCTGCGGAACCTCACGATAGAAGCCTATGCGATAGCCCTGCTGCCAAAGGTCGGGGAAATTGAGGCGGAGCGCATAATTGAAAGGCTCGCAGCAAATCTCGTCCTCTGGTGTAAGCGACATTATATATATAAGGTAGTTATAGTAAGAGTCGGAACCCGACTTGCTGATAACCCCGTCTTTGTCCACTGCCGTTATGGAGGCATCGAGTCCGACACTCGACAGTAAGGCTTGCTCGGTACGTTTGTCGTAGGCAATCAATGCCTCGATATATTCCTTATACTTGAGGTCAATAGTCTCTATCTTCCATTGCTGCTCATTGCCTGAGCTATCCATAAACGAGATAGAGGAATAAGCCTTCCCCTGATTGTCTGAACCGCTCAAGTAGTCGCCTATCTTACGCAGCTCCAATCGCATATACTCCACAAGCAGCGACTCCCGATACTCTGTACCAATCTCGATGCCATTGTACTTCACCAGCTCCTGTTTCTTCGATTTGCGGATTTTATTCTCCTCGCACAACTTCATCAGCTGATTGCGCTTGCTCGATACCCACGCATTGGGGATAATGATGTGTATCTTGGCAGCGAGCGAATTACGCAAGAAGGAGTTGATATAGGTGGCGGTCTTGTTGCTACCCTGGATATAGGGGCGTGCGCCTTGGTGGGTTTCGTTCACACCGTAGAACTCATCGACCGATTTCTCCCTATGGTGGGAAATGGCTGCGTACTGGTAGTTGTCTACTTCTGACAAATTGAACTTAGGGTATATCTTGTAGCTGCTTGCGCCATA